CTTCCCCTAGTTCCGTCTGTGGAGTATATCCGCCCTGCATTTGCCAATCCAAAATTAATGTTGCCCTCTACATCAAGGTCAGCATTAATAGTTTGATTAGCAGTAAAAGTATTAGCAACATCATTCTTTGTAGTATCTGCATCATAGGCTTGAACTGTTGAACCAATATCAGAATCAACAACTACATTAGCACCACCTTGTTGTAAGTTTCCTGTGAAGTTTGCAGTAACATCATCATACTTAGCTGTGTCTGCATCATATCCTTGAACAGTTACACCGATGTCAGCATCAACTACAATCGTTGCATCATATCCCTGAACAGTAGATCCAATATCTGTATCGACTAATACATTACTACCACCATTCTGTAATGTTCCTGTGAAGTTAGCAGTAGTGTCATCGTATTTAGCCGTATCAGCATCGTAACCTTGTACTGTTGATCCAATGTCTGTATCAACGATTACATTACTTCCACCATTCTGTAATGTTCCTGTAAAGTTTGCAGTGACATCATCATACTTGGCAGTATCAGCATCGTAACCTTGTACACTTGTACCAATGTCTGCTGACTTGAGTATGGTTGCATCGTATGCTTGTATAGTTGTTCCTATGTCAGCAGTATTAACACTGCGTTCAGCAGGGTATGTACAGAATACAGTAGATACTCCTATTAAAGATATAGCAGCTCCACCATTGCTAGATTCTAGTATGGTGTCACGAGATAAGGTTGTGCCTGATGCTGTGTAAGTACCAACACCGACTTCCCAATCTGTACCATTACCACTTTCGATTGCGTAATATGTGGTATTACCATCACCGACCACACTAAATGACTGAAATTTAACAACTGCACCTGCAAGCGTAAGCGTGCCTGTACCTGTGGTCGAGGTGGTTTCTTTTACTCTATCTTTAACGACTAATGCCATGTTTATCCTTTATCGTTTAACGGTAAGCGTTAAGCTAATGTTACTGATAAGTTGCCTGTTTCTATTTTAAATATGTCACCAGAGTCTATTGTTTTAGCTGTGTCGAGTGGTGTGTGGAATAATAAGTTACCACTTGTAGAGGCATCATGTATGCCTATGTGAGTGACACTGCCCCAGCTTGAAGTGCTTGTGGGAAAGGTTACATCAGCACTGTTAGTTGTTACACCGTTAGATGGTGCACCAAAGGTTACTGCTGTTCTTGCGTATGAACCACCTGATACTTCTGTACCAGAATCAGCATCTGTTGGATCTGTTGTATATAAAGATACATACACTGTTGCTGGTGATGTGTATGATGTGTTACGGAGAACTGCGTTGATAAGTGCGTTCTCTAAATAATTACTAAATTCAGCCATTGTTGTTTACCTCGTTGATAATGTTATTGACATAGGAGAAGATGGATATTCGCTATCATCATCACTTGCTCTTAATGATGCTAGACCTCGATCATATAACGCTGACCATGTTGCTAATCGTTCATCGTTCATAAGATAAGGTTCTGCTTCAGCTAATGCACCATATAAAAGTAAGTCTGGGCAATTCGCTAAAAATAGGTTAGATGCGTTACTGTCTGATAGTATTTCAGGCTTGTAGTAATACACCATTCTTAATGTATATTCTGCATCAGGATATGGAGCAAATTGAAACTCACTTCCTAATAGTGTGTACATGGTAGGTACACCTTTGTCTGTTGTTCTAGCGTTTCTAAAGAAGTTAGATGTGTTTTGAAACTGTAATACACGAACTGGGTTAGTATCTAAATGTAGATCTTTCATTGCAAGAAAGTCAGCAGGTAAAGATACAGTAGAATCATCAGCCGTTGTTGTTGCAGTTGCCACTTTTAGCATTTGTCTTAATCTTAAGTCTCTAGCTAATCTAGCTTCTGCTAAACGAACAAAGTCAGGTATCTGTGTCGTAAGATCACTACGAGCAAGATAGTCTGCTATTGTGTTCTTTAATTCTGTGTATGTAGTAAATGCCATTATACTTTACCTTGTCGTGTTCTAAAGAAACGGTTGTCTGGGTTGTTGAGCCATGCTCTAAACTTTTTTTGATCTAATACATGAAAGCCTCTCATGATGCCTTCTTTATTTAATGTGTCTATGACAGTTAGTGGAATAGAAGCTATCTTATTGTCAAAGACATCTTCACCCCAACGACCATTTGTTGCGTTGTATTCTTTTTTGTTCTGTTCAATAATTTCAGATACATCTTGTGCAGTCTCAATGACTAAACCACCGTCATCGGTGCTATGTGCTACTTTGTCTCTAATGTTATCTTTTTCTAATAGTTTTGCCATAATAATCCTAAAAGGGTAAAGCCCTCCGAAGAGGGCTATTAACCGTATTACTCTGCAAGGTCAGCAATAATTGCGTGAGCTGCTTCGTTTTTAACTTCTAGTGTGTATTCAACGATAAGTTGAGTTTTTTCGCTATCACCAGTTTTAGCTAATTCGTTTGTAGCGAATGGGCGTAAGTAAGCAATAGATGCGTACTCTGGATCAAGAACAAAAGCTACTTCACCGTTATCATCAGCATCAGCAGACATAAATCTGTTAGGAACAACAGATAATGTACCAAAGTCTGATAAGTAAACATCAGCAGCACCAACGATAGTTGTTGGTTTGTTTGATGGAGCTTGATAACGCTGTTCAGCAATACCAGCAAAACCTGAAACAACTTGTTTCTGTGTTGGAGTTACCATAAGAACTGATGGGTTACCACCTGCTTCATATGCTTGTTTAACAGCAGACTTAAGCATTGTTTCTGTGAACGCTGCATCTGTACCAGATACACGAGCTGTAGTACCGTCAGCACCAGCTGTACCAGCACCCACATAGTTTGTTTCCAACCATGCTTGTAAAGAACCTAATTTACGAGCTGTAGAAGCATCACCTGTAACAGCAGCTTGGTTAGATAATAAGATTTTTTCCATATCTCGTTTAAGTTCTGAAGAAGCTTTTGATAACTGATAAGCTTTTTCTGACTTACGACCAGCCTTATCGATAGACTCTAAAGTGCCAGCGATTTGGATAGTTTTTTGTGAGATTTGAGTTCTGTTACCAACACGAGTTGTTGGAGCAAGAGTTGCTGAAGAAGCATCTGCACCTTCAACTACAGCGTTAGCTACTGAAGCATCAGCTAATGAATCTGTTTGCCATTCGTGATAAACAGCAGTTGCTTTTGTTTTACCAACTGATGACATAAATGGTGTATCGGTTGGAGAGATATTGTAAATAACATCAGTAAGGTCTTCTCTATTACCTACTGACTCATAAGTTTTATATGTTGCCATGATTAATTCACTTCCTTGTTATATAAAGTTTTCAAAAAGAGCCGCAGCATCTCTGACTTTGCCAGACTGCTTTAGCTTATTCATTTGTTGTTTGCGTACATCACGACCACCTTCTTTAACCTTTGTGCCTGATTTAACCATCTTGGGTGCTTGAGCAACCTTTTTGGTAACTTGAGGTTTAGATTTTTGAAGTTTGTCGTACATCATCGCTTTGTGTAGCATTAATACATGACGAGAGTCGTATACTTGTGATAACTCATTGTCTGTAAAACCTACACTCTTACCGTAGTTACGAATCTCATTTCTGATTTGTTCGCCTTTGGCTGGGTCTGAAAACTCTGGTAGGACTTGTGAAAGTTTTGTTGCTTCCTGTTGAACTCGTTGAGCCATTGTCTGCTGATGCTCCGCTTGTTGCTGTTGGGCAATGCGTTGTTGTTCAGCACGAACTTGTGCTAACTGTTCTTTTTTCTCAGTCAATTCTGCAACTTTGACTGCGTATCCTATTGGGTCGTTTTCCTTCATTACAGCTAGATCTTCTGGACTGTCTTGACCTGATGTCAAAAACTGTTCAATAGCTTGTAGCCGTTGAGCATAAGTATCCCTAACTTGTTTAGCCTCTTGAACTGCTTTTGCTTCAGCTTCAACAGCTTTGCGTTGTTCAGCAACTTCTTGAGTCTTTTTTGTGTAATCAGCACCAAGTTGATAGCCTTGCATGAGTTCTTCTAGGGTGACTTCTTTCTCTTCGCCTGCAGCTTTTACTGTAAAGCGTTGAGGTTCTTCAAGCTCCTCTTCCTCATACTCAACTTCTTCTTCACCGTCTTCAACTTCTACATCTTCTGCATCAACAACTTCATCTTCTGTAGCTTCTGCAGCTTCTTCGTAGTCCGCACTATCTTCTTGCTCTGTTTCAACAGCTTCTGGTTGCTCTGGAGAGTCCTCACCTGCTGATAAAAAGCCTTCAAATTGTTTGGCTGCTTCATTCACAGTTAGTTCTCCACTTCCTTGTTCAGGAGTCATGGTTTCTTCACTCATTTGTATTTCCTTGATTTCCCTTTAGGCAAGGGTTGCCATTATAGAAAGGTCTATAATATCTTCCACGATTTATCTTTAATGTCACTGTCTTTAGTGATTGATTCAAGATAAGCCATGATTTCGTCTATAGCTTGTAATCGGTTGTAATATCTTTCTCGTTCTTCTTTTTGGTTTGCTTCTGAATAACGAATATTATTAAGTTGATTTTCTCTTAACTCTTCGATTACATCTAAAAATTCTTGTGACTGTAATAAGTTTTTTATTGCTTCTTGTCTAGTCATTTGATTTGCCTGATGGTAAACCAAAGTCTAATGACATTAGTCCATTGTTTAAAAAACGACCTGCACCATAACTTGTTTCTGCTGGCTGTAAGTTCATATTAGATGACTGTATAGATGGTAATTGCAAAAATGACATAATGTCTCTAGGTGGAGAAGGTGTATATCTAGGTTTATTAGCATTTAAATAAGCCATAGATGGGTCATAGGTATAAATATCATCTTCACCTTTAGACTTATTAAATCCAGTAATGTCTACATCAATAGGAACAAAGTTTTGTCCTCCAAATGTTTCCATGTTTGCTGGAGCACCTTTACCACCAGAATATGATGTTGGTTCATACATACGATTATTACCGTAGTAGTATCCAGTATCACCTACCTTTTTTAAACCAGAGTATTTACTTTTTGATAAATTTAATAAAGCATCAATATTTGTAGCTGGTTGAGCAGGTGCTTGTACAACCTGTACTGGAGTTCTAGGTGCTGCAAAGTTAAGTAACATTATTGCATTCCTTTATTGGCAATGTTGTTAATTTTTTCTAACGCATCCATAATCATCTTCGTTTGATCTGTTTTTAACTTACCATCTTTACTTTCAGCATCTAGGCGAATCTTCAACTCTTTTAATGCAAGGTCAGCAGTTTGTTGCACTTCTTTTTGTTGTAGCTCTAATGCTTTTTGTTGTGCTTCTAACTGCATTTGTTCACGATCTAACTGCATTTTTGCTTGGTCGGATTGTGCTTTTAATTGTGCTTTTTCTCTTTCAACTTGAGCTAACATTTCAGCAGCTTTAGTTTGTGGATCACTAGCTCCTTGTTGTGCTTGCATCTGAGCTAACTGTTGCGCCTGTTCTTCTGTAACTTCCATTAAGAACTGACTATCATCTTTGAATCCAGCCATTTGTACAAACTTAGCTAGTGTATCTCTGTATTGTTTTAGGTTGACTAGAGGATTACCAAGACCGTAAGTCGTGAGTAACTGCTCTTGCTTATCTAAGATCATTTGCATAGTCGCTAACTGCTCTTGTTTAGATCCAGTACCTAAACCTACATTGACTGTAATGTTGTATTCAGAAGACCATTCTCTTGGATCAAATGGCACATACTTATTGTTTACACGAATGATGCGTTCTTTTTGTTGGTACTTACAGACTAACTGTAATATACCTTTAAATAGACTTGATACACCTGTGTCTGCAAAGATACGAGCTATTAACTCTAACTTACCTTGTGATGCAGAAGTCATTGCATTAACCGCAGCAGCAGTGACATTTTGTAATGTGTCTGGATTTAAACCTTGCTGAGCATCAGATACACCTGATCTCTTAGCTTGGATCTCATCTAAATACTGAAGCATTGGAAATGATTGACCAGCATTGCTTTGTACAGTCAATGGCATAATTGCATTTGGGTTCTTCATACGAACAACACCGCCTGCTGTAGATGTTAATAAGTCATCTAAGTTGACTTGACCTTCAACTGCACCTACTCGATAGTTGTTAGTGAGGTAGAGGTTGTCTAGCATCTGTCTAGTGATGGTTGACTTAATTAACTGTAAGTCCATCGCTCTGTCAGCCAATGAGTGACCATAAAACTTATGAGGAATTGGAATTGGGCAGATAGAATGGAATGGCACATAATCACATTCTTCGTTATGTAGGATTTCGTTACTTGCATAACAAACTCTTCTCATTTCTGGGATACCGTCATCATCGTAATCTGTCTGAATATAGCACTCGAAGTATTCTACTAACTGCATCATCTCATCATCTGAGTCCATGTCAGTAGGTTGTTCACCTCTGGTATATCGAGCAATTCTTTCTGGGCTAAACTCTAGTGCATCACCAGTAGATAAAGACATCACTGTGTCTTCATCGTAACCCATAGCAATCAGTTCACCACGAGTCACCATCTTACGGTGAGCTACAAACGGTGCATCAGCAATTGTTCTAGCACGCTTAGAGATTAAAAACTCTTCTGGTGGCACATTCTCTACAACAACTTTACCTTTGTCTACAGAACGCTTTACCTTAACATCGTGCATTGATAGAGCAGGTGATACTTCCATACCAGTCATTGGATCAAACATAGCTTCTTGAATGATTGTAGAATCTTGCTCTACGATCTCTACTTCTTCGTCTTGAGCAATCATAGCTAACTCATCATCGTTTAAGCCATAATACTTTTCAGTCGTTACATCTGTCTTATCATCCCAGTATGCTTTTACAACACCAACCTTTTGAAGAAGTGCATCCTTCATCCAGTCGTGCATGATCTCGAAACCGTTATTGTCTTTATAAAAGATATGGTTTACATATGTAGTGGCTTGTTCAGCAGTTTCTTCATCACCTTGATTCACTGGCTCAAATACAACTGCATCGTCAGATGATGTAAAGACACGCATTAGCTGTGGTAATGCACCATCGACTACTTCAGCTACTTCACCTGTAACGATCTGAGACTTACCTTCGACTTCATTGCCGTAAGGTTCTCTCATGTAGTATTCTAGTGCTTGCTGTCTTTCGTCAGTCGTTTCTGTCTCTAGATAACCGATAGCATCATCAATCTCTGATTCCAGAATACTCTTTAATTTATTGTCATCTGCCATTTAAACTACCCATGAATTGTTTATGTCTAGTGGTCTACTCCAGTCACTACTGCCTTCATCTAAACCTACTGCGAGGTATCTGAAAGCATCTGAAGCATGAGAACACCAATCGTGTACAGGCTTATCAAAGAATACATCTCGTTTATCATCGTATGTTCTACGATAGTTTTGCAGAGCATCTAAGCCTTGTTTTGTTTTTACATCAAACCAGCATCGAGGTAACAACCGTCTCACCGCTTGAATACCATCATCAACTGCTAGCTTTGCTACTACTGTTATTTGTAACCCTGACTCTTCCAACATCTCTTTGCGAGACTTACCTGTGCCAAGTTCTCTGACCTGAACATCGTGTGGTAATAAGTGTTCAGCGTGTGTATATCCGTTATCTCTGATCCAGTTCACATAATAATCAAGACCTACACCATGATTCTCTACAAAGTCAACTAAATGAATCTCTTTACCAACAACCTGAGCTACCCAGATTGCAGTTGAATCACCCATACCTAAGTCCCAGCCAGTAAATGTCTTAGCAATGCTATCGTGCTGAACATTACCAACCTGACCTTTGAGGTATAAGTCGTTTATTAATGTACCGTAGTAAGCACCCTCAATTGGTGCAGAAAATGAACACATAAATTCCTGATTAAACTTTGACTCACCCATTGCCTTGTAAGCAGCATCTAACTCTTCCTGATCTAATATCTTAGTGTCGCTAGCTTTAAACTCTAGTAAGTTCCAACCATCGTCTTTAGCGTATGCTTTATCTCTTAATGTCTTGAAGTGGTTAGCACCTTTAGGTGTACCAATAAACATTGCCCAACCTTTTCGGTCTGCTAGAGCTGGTCGGATAACCTCTGTAAATAGGTTTGGATTTACATCACCAATCTCATCGATCACTACACCATCGAGATAGATTCCACGAAGAGAATCGACATTATCAGCACCGTATAAAGATATACGCCTGTCATGAAAATCAACTCTAAGTTCTGCAATATTAGCTTTAGCATCTAACGGTCTCGTATATTCTGTTAAATAGTCCCATGCTACTCTTTTAGCCTGATTGTATGTAGGAGCAATGTAAGCAAATCGTGGTTTAGGTTTGTCACATCTTAATGCACTATGTATTAACTGATTTATAGCTGAAACTGTTTTACCCATCCTACGATGAGCAACGACTACATTAAATCTGTTATGTTTAACCGCTCTGTGAATTAAAGTTTGCGGACCTCTTGGCTCGTAACCTATTTCAATATCTATTTCTTCCATGACTTTCCAGAGTATGACTGAAGCAAGTCATTGATTTTAGGTTGACGATACTTTCCTAAGATTTTATAAATAATCTTAAATGCTTTTACATTTCCTTTAGTGGCATCATGAAATAATGTTTCTGCTAACTGATGTAAATCATCTACATTTAATTTACTTACTTGCTGATATAAGTTTTTATAATCAACATTTAAAGGTATTTGATTATGTTTTCCAGAAGGATAACCTTTAGGCAAAACATTGTATAAATTGTTTAATCCAATTTCTGCAATTAAAAATTCTTCTAATTCTAGTGCTTGTATTTCAGGCAAGTTGTCATCGACTATTTCTACTGTGTATGGATGACCGTAATCTCTAGCTTCATAAGCTCGCCTATTTTTGCCCTTACCAATATAGATTGGCTTTTGATTCATATCGTAATGAACATATGTGTAATACATATTAGTCTTCTATACCAGTATTCACTTTAATGATAACTGGACTTTCAGAATCACCTTTTAATTCTTGTACGGCTCTTCCATCTAGTCTGTCACCAAGCTCTTTAATTGCTGTCATGTCTCCCTCTGATGCTTTTGTATATAAAGCATGAGCAATTTCATGTAACCGTTTGTAATCTTCCTGAACGGCTAATTTACGAATAATATCACCCCATATTCTATTTTTTTTACTAGAATGGGTATTTCCCTTATTCTTTTCAGCAGCTTTTTTACGAGCTTCTTCAAGTTGTTTTTTTTGTGCTTCGCTTCTTTCCATTTGTAACTCCATTATGGGTCATTACTTGTTTAAGTTGTTCCATTCTTTCTAGTCTCGCTTCACGAGACATATATAACCATTGTGCTAAATCCTCGTAGTCTCTACCACATGATATACAATGATTGTCTTTCATACGACATACCCCATTACAAGGGCTATCGTCTAACACTTCCATCTTTTGCGTGCTGCTTTACCTCTTTCACCTGTCCAACCTGCTGATCTAGCGCAAAATGACTTCCTTCTCTTTGCTGCTTTACTTCCTGCTTTAACCTTGCCGGTCACTGGTGCTTTTAGTTTACTTCCTGTTGCTTTATTATATTTGGCTCTACCCTTAGCTGTCAAACCACCGCCTCGACTTACTGGCAACTTCTCACCTCTGCCTACTGATAAGTTTACTCGTTTCTTTTTAACAGCCACTATGCCCACTCCGCTTTTTGTATTCGTAGACACCCAATGTTTATAAGAAAATAGTCTACAGGATCACCGTCAACCTCACCTTCATACCACTCGAAGCCAAAGTTAAATCCCCAATATATATGCCAACTCCACATTAGATACAATCACCCACGCTTTTTAGTAGTTCGCTTAGACTTAGGTTTTTTTGCCGTTTTTGCTGCTGCTTTAAATGCTGCTGCTGTTGGTCGACCGGACTCACCTTTTCTTGCCATTCGTTCCCCTGATCCTGCTTTGATTCTTTTTCGTTTTGCATGGATATTCCTATAGAGTGACATTATTTACCCTTCTTACCGTAACCTTTTTTGCCTTTACCTTTACATTTACCAGCCATAATGATTCCTTTAAATAAAAAAAATGCCCAGTGGAGGATCTGGGCATCTTATCAATCATATCAAGAAATGGGAAAATTTTGACGCTACTTTCCCACCTCTGAATTATAACAAAAGCAGACTAATTAGTCAAGTCTGCTACAGGCATAAGCTTTAAATCCGTATTCTTTAAACACATTAGCATAGGCATCCGCACCTTTTTCTTTAACATCAATGTTTTGAGCGCCAATGCCGCTTGGATTCCAAACCTCGTAAGCACCGTTATAGTTTTTACTGAATCCAGCTTTTTTCATTTTTCTACCGAGCTTGCTGTTGCCATTAATGCCATAGATCTCAACCCAAGCAAAACCACAACTGTACTTATCTTCACCATCTAGCTCATTGTACCAGTAGTCTTCAGCAGCTTTTTCAGCAGCAGCTTTAGCTTCTTGCTTAATTTTAATTAAGTCATCAACATCAAACTTCTCAGCCATAGCGTTTTCCTCAGCTAACTCTTCTTCTTTCTCCTTTTTAGCTAACTCTTTTTCCTCAATCATAGCTTCTCTTTTTTTCACAAGCTCTGCTATGTAGTAATCAAGGACTTCTTTGTTTTTAAACTTGTAATACCAAGCAGGTTTCTCAGCTTTACCAGCAAACGCAAGAGCCTCAATGTAATCGTTCTCGTCTTTTCTAGGCAAGGCATAGACCTCCACTTCTTTAGCACCAGCACCCCATAAGTTCATTGGAATACAATAAGCAACATACCCC